ATGGGCTTACAAAGTTTAGCATGGAAGAAGCACCTGCTAATCAATTTTTTTTAGAATATATAGCTAGACCACAAACAGCTGATATATTTTTTGAAGACGTGTTAATGGCATTAGTATTTTACGGTATGCCGTTACTTGCTGAAAACAATAAGCCAAGATTATTGTACTATTTAAGAAGACGTGGTTATCGAGGTTATAGTATGAATCGTCCTGATAGATCTTGGAACAAGCTTTCAACAGCTGAAAAAGAAATAGGTGGTATACCTAATTCAAGTGAAGATATTAAACAAGCACATGCTGCTGCGATAGAGATGTATATACAAGGCCATGTTGGTCAAATGCAAACAGGTAGTTATGGAAGCATGTACTTTAATAGAACGTTAAACGATTGGGGTAAGTTTGATATAAACAAACGTACAAAATTTGACGCAACAATTAGTAGTGGTTTAGCTATTATGGCTTGTAACAGGCATTTATACGCGCCAAACCCAAACGTTGAAAAACAGAAACTAAATATAAACATATCTAGATATAGTAATGCTGGATATAATTCTAAAATAATAAAATAAATCTATGGCAGAGTCTGCGGTAAAAAGTTATTTTCCAAGTCAAGTTGTAAGCGATGCTGAAAAGTTAAGTTATGACTATGGTTTAAAAGTTGCTAAAGCTATTGAAACAGAGTGGTTTTACAACGATTATAACCAAACTAGATATACAACTAACAAAAACAATTTTCACAATTTAAGGCTTTACGCTAGAGGTGAACAGTCAATACAAAAATATAAAGATGAGTTATCAATAAACGGTGACTTAAGCTATTTAAACCTTGACTGGAAGCCTGTACCTATAATACCTAAGTTTGTTGATATAGTTGTTAATGGTATTGCAGAGCGTACTTATGATATAAAAGCTTACTCACAAGATCCTTATGGTATAGAAAAAAGAACTCAATATATGGAGTCTATATTAGGAGATATGAGAACTATTGATTTAAATAACTTTAGTGAACAAGCTTTTGGTATACAAATATCAGAAAATGATCCTAAAACTTTACCAAAGTCTGAAGAAGAGTTACAGTTACACATGCAGCTTACTTACAAACAAGCTGTAGAGTTAGCAGAAGAACAAGCTTTAAAAGTTTTAATGGAAGGTAGTAACTACGAGTTAATTAAAAAACGTTTTTATTATGATTTAACTGTTTTAGGTATTGGCGCTGTTAAAACTAACTTTAATACTTCTGAGGGTGTTACTATTAAATACGTTGATCCTGCTGATTTAGTTTACTCATATACTGAGTCACCATACTTTGATGATTTATATTACGTTGGTGAAGTTAAAAAAATACCTGTAAATGAATTAGCTAAAGAGTTTCCATTTTTAGAGCAAGAAGATTTAGAAGATATAATTAAAAATAAAAATTATCACCAAACTAACTATGACCAAGGTTCTGCTCATTATAAAGAAATAGATAATAATAAAGTTCAAGTTTTATATTTTAATTATAAAACATATATGAACGAAGTTTATAAAGTAAAAGAAACAGGTAGTGGTGCAGAAAAAGCTATTGAAAAAGATGATAATTTTAACCCACCAGAAGATAAAGAAGGTAACTTTACAAGACTACATAGAGCTATAGAAGTTTTATANGAAGGTGCTTTAATATTAGGTACTAACAAATTATTAAAATGGGAAATATCTAAAAACATGATGCGTCCTAAAAGTGATTACAATAAAGTAAAAATGAATTATAGTATTGTAGCTCCTCGTTTATATAAAGGTAAAATTGAAAGTTTAGTAAGACGCATTACAGGTTTTGCTGATATGATACAGCTTACACATTTAAAGTTACAGCAAGTAATGTCACGTATGGTACCAGACGGTGTTTATTTAGACGCTGATGGTTTAGCTGAAGTTGATTTAGGTAATGGTACTAATTATAATCCACAAGAGGCTTTAAACATGTTCTTCCAAACGGGTAGTGTTATAGGTAGATCTTTTACAAGTGAAGGTGATATGAATCCTGGAAAAGTGCCAATACAAGAAATAACAAGTGGTAGTGGTGGTAATAAAATACAAGCTTTAATAGGTAATTACAATTACTACTTACAAATGATTAGAGATACTACCGGGCTTAATGAAGCAAGAGACGGTAGCACGCCAGATAAAAACGCTTTAGTAGGCGTGCAAAAATTAGCGGCAGCTAATAGTAATACAGCCACAAGACACATATTACAAGCTGGTTTATTTTTAACAGCTGAAACAGCTGAGCAGTTATCACTTAGAATATCTGATATAATAGAATATTCACCAACACGTGATGCGTTTATACAAGCTATTGGTGCTCATAACGTAGCTACATTAGATGAAATGTCTAGTTTACATTTATATGATTTTGGTATATTTATTGAATTATCACCAGATGAAGAAGAAAAAGCAATACTTGAAAACAATATACAAGTTGCTTTAGCACAACAAAGTATAGAGCTTGAAGATGCAATTGATTTACGAGATATTAAAAATATAAAGTTAGCTAATCAATTATTAAAGATACGTAGAAAACAAAAGTTTCAAAGAGACCAAGCTGCTCAACAAGCTAATATACAAGCTCAAGCACAGGCAAACGCTCAAACACAACAAGTTGCTGCTCAAGCTGAAGTGCAAAAAAATCAAGCTAATGCGCAAGTACAGGCTCAGCTAGAACAAGTTAAAGCTCAGCTTGAAGCTCAAAAGCAAGCGCAAGAAGTTGAGTATAAAAAAGAATTAATGCAATTAGAGTTTCAAATGAACATGCAGCTAAAAGGTATAGAAGTTGATGCTCAAAAAGAAAAAGAAAAAGAAAAAGAAGATCGTAAAGACGAAAGAACAAGAATACAAGCAACTCAACAAAGTGAGTTAATTGATCAAAGAAAAGGTGATAAACCACCTAAAAACTTTGAATCTGCAGGTAATGATATACTTAGCGGAGACTTTGATTTAGGCTCGTTTGATCCTAAATAAAATTTATTAATTATTATTATATTATATTATGGAAGAAAAAAAGGATGTAGTTGAAGAAACTACAAAAGACAACGTAACTAAAGTTGATCTTAAAAAACAAAACAAACAAGATGACAATATTGTCAAAGTAGATTTAACTAAAAAACCAGAAACAGATGCCGTTCCAGAGCAAAGCACAGATGAGGTTCCTGTACGCGACGAATCCGAAACTAGCGAAAAAGTACTCGAAGAAAACGTCGAAACAACAGATGAAAAACCTACCGGAGAAAGTGAAAAATCCGATACCGTTCAAGATGAAACACCCGTTATTGAGGAAGTAACAGATGAACAGGTTGAAGAGCAAGCAGAAGAATTAGTTGAAGAAACTAAAGAAGCTATAGCTGAAGCTCAAGAAACAGGTAAAGAGCTACCAGAAAATATACAAGAGCTAGTTAACTTTATGGAAGAAACTGGTGGTAGTGTTGAAGATTATGTTAGACTAAATCAAGATTACAGTAAATACGATGACAATAGCGTATTAAGAGAATATTATAAACAAACTAAAAAGCATCTAACAGATGAAGAGATTAGCTTTTTAATGGAAGACTCTTTCTTAATAGATGAAGACGAAGATACTGAAAGAGATATAAAAAGAAAAAAACTAGCGTTTAAAGAGCAAGTTGCCAGCGCTAGAAGCCACTTAGACGGGCAAAAGTCTAAATACTATAAAGAAATTAAAGCTGGGTCAAAGTTGACCCCTGAACAACAGAAAGCTGTTAACTTCTTTAATAGATACAACAAAGAATCAGAAGAGAATCAAAAAGTTGTAGAACAACAAACTAAAACTTTTAAATTAAAAACTAACAATTTATTTAATAAAAACTTTAAAGGTTTTGATTATAATGTTGGTGATAAAAAGTATAGGTTTAATGTTAAAAACACAAACGAGGTAAAAGAAACTCAAAGCGACATTAATAATTTTGTAAAGAAGTTCTTAAACAAAAATAATGAAATGAAAGATGCTGCGGGTTATCACAAATCTTTGTTTACGGCAATGAACGCTGACGCTGTTGCTAAACACTTCTATGAACAAGGTAAAGCTGATGCTTTAAAAGAAAGTATAGCTAAATCTAAAAATGTTGACATGCAGCCAAGACAAGCTTTTGGTAATGTTGAAGCTGGGGGTATAAAAGTAAAGGTGTTAGGTGATAACTCTAATGATTTTAAGTTTAAAATTAAAAACAACAAATAACAATTTAAAATTACAAAATTATGGCAATTACAGGAGGTGCTTTGTTAAATAGTGTACCTGCTTCACAAAAGCAAACACTACAAACAAACTACTTAGATTTTACGTCCGGTGCAAATGACTGGGCACAACAATACCTGCCAGACTTGATGGAGCAAGAAGCTGAGGTTTTCGGACCTAGAACAATTTCTGGTTTCTTATCACAAGTTGGTGCAGAAGAGGCTATGACGTCTGATCAAGTCGTCTGGTCTGAACAATCAAGATTACATTTATCTTACAAAGGTAAAGTATCATCTGCTACAGGTGGTGCTTCAAGTGGTGTAGCTGCTACTTCGCAAATTACTATTGAGTCTGACATTGATGAAACTTCTGGTTTCACCGCTGCAGATCACGGTATTAGAGTTAACGATACTATTATCGTTGCTAACTCTGATGGTGTTTTCAAATGTTTAGTAACGCTTGTTGCTAACGCNGTTATCGATGTTGCTCCTTACGGACAAGCGAACTTATCTGCAAACACTTCATCAAAAGGAACAACTATATTAGTTTATGGTTCTGAGTTTGGTAAAGGTATGAACTATGTTACAGCTGCTGGTACTAACAATACTTCTGATACAAGAGGTGCTAACGAGCCTACTTTTAAGTCTTTTACTAATAAGCCTATTATTATGAAAGATTACTACGAAGTATCTGGTTCTGACGCTTCAAGAATTGGTTGGGTTGAAGTATCTGCTGAGAACGGACAATCTGGTTACTTATGGTACTTAAAAGCTGAGGCTGACACAAGAGCTAGATTTACTGACTACATTGAAATGGCAATGTTAGAAAGTGAATTAAACGTTGCTGCTTCTGTTGCTGATGGTGCTACTATTTTAGCTGGATCAACTGCTGGTGCTGGTAACGTAGGTACTGAAGGTTTATTCGCTGCTATAGAGTCAAGAGGTAACGTAACTACTGGTGTAACTGGTGTTAACGCTGCTACTGACTTAGCTGAGTTCGATGCAATTTTAGCTGAGTTCGACAAGCAAGGTGCTATTGAAGAATACATGATGTTTGTTAACAGAGGAACTAGCTTAGCTATTGACGATATGTTAGCTTCAATGAATTCTTACGGAGCTGGTGGTACATCATACGGTGTATTCAACAACTCTGAAGACATGGCGTTAAACTTAGGTTTTACTGGTTTCAGAAGAGGTTCTTATGACTTCTATAAGTCTGACTTCAGATACTTAAATGACCTAGCAACAAGAGGTGGTATTAATGCTGCTTCTGCTGCTAATGCAATTAGAGGTGTTATGATTCCTGCTGGTACAACTTCAGTTTACGATCAAACTGTAGGGCAAAGCATGAAGAGACCTTTCTTACACGTTAGATTTAGAGCTTCACAAACTGATGACCGAAGAATGAAAACTTGGGTTACTGGTTCTGTTGGTGCTGCTACAACTGCGTTAGATGTTATGCAATTACACTTCTTAACTGAAAGATGTTTAATCACTCAAGGTGCTAACAACTTTATGTTAATGAAGTAAATCATTATTTAAAAGTCGGGGCTTCGGCCTCGACTTTATTT